TTATGCCTTTACCACGATAGCGTCATATCCCGCTGCCAGCAGTCCCCTCTGCATGGCCTCGGCGTTTTCCTTAACGGAATAAGCACCAACCTGCACGCGGTACATAGTGCCCGTGGCTGCCGGGAATTGCACTCCCAGCGTGTTCATGATGCCCTTTGCAATCGCTTGGCCCATGGCTTTCTTGCCGCGCTCTGAGGTTAAAATATGGAGGTCAGAGGCGTTGTCAATAAAAGCGCATTCAACGATCACAGCGGGACAGGGCGTCTCCCGGATAAAGCCGTAATAGTCCTTGCCGTTGTTATTCTTACGTATCTTTGCACCTCTTGAATTCTGTCCCATACTCACGATCTCTGCGAGAATGTTATTGGCGAGGATCTTTCCGATGCCGCCACCGTGATGGTAGTACACCTCCGCACCGTCGCCGCCGCCCGCATTGTTGTGAATGTCCACGGCAAGATCGGGAGAGAATGCAATGCACTCCTTGATCTCGTCGCTTACGGTGTCGTTCTCGTCCTTGGTACGGCTCATTCTGACCGTGATGCCGTGCGCTTCAAGCAGCTCCCTGCAAGCGAGCGCGATAGATAAATTCAAGTCTTTTTCTTTCGTGTTGTTTGATACTGCGCCGGGGTCACTTCCACCGTGCCCAACGCCGATGAATACTTTTGGCAATAGAATTCCCCCTATTCCTTTTTCTTAGGCTCTACGTATGTCATTGCCTGCTTGCTATCAGAAATGCCTTCGGTAGTCGGGTCTGTGACGATGCCGAGAACGGCAAGCACAACGAACACCGCATCTACCACCGCGAGGACCGCGTTCCCAATCTCTCCAAGATCGATATCCACGCCGAACAGCGCAAGGATCGGCTGTACGATCAGGAGAATGGCGGGAATGATGGTGATCCAAAAGTTTTTGTTTTTGAGTCGGACTTTCCAGTTGATGTTCATAATCTTTCCTCCTTTGATTATCTTTTATCGGGTTCATGATATTTCGACAAAGCATCAATGCGTTTGTGGGCATTCTTGGTGGACTCTTCATTTCGGGTAATTCGCTCGTCGAGACTTTTCAAGTCGCCTCTGATATCACGGTTGTCTCGTTTCAGATCATCGACCCCGGCTTTGATGTAACCGAGCTCTGTGAGAACGACGCCGCCCTCTTTACCCGCGTTTTTATCGTCAGCAGAACGATTGCGACTTAACGCAATAATCGTGCAGATTAAGCTAACAATTCCTACCACCATGCCCGATATTCCGAAAATCCAATCGTTCATGTCTTGTTCCTCCTAAAAACTGTTCGTAATGAAAACCAAAGCCAAATGATACAAGGCAATGGCAGAGTATACTATGAGTAGAGCGGTCATGCGTAAACAGGCACAGGCGGCTCGCTTGCATCGAAGTAGACAGATCCGTTGTCTTTGTTCATAACATCGACGTTAGTCCAAATCAACTCAAAACTTCCCGTACGAATAGAGAAACTATAGTCAGTCTCCTCTGTGTTTAACACCCAGCTGCCGTCAACGTGGGCAAAAGCCTTATAAGGCTTGGGAGCGATAACAGTGGGTTCGTAACCTTCTGTACTATGCGCTTGCTCTGTATAGTACGGCATATCACCGCAAACATGCAATAAACAAGTACCGTCAGTTATAGTACGTGTAATCATTGCACAAGGGTATGTTACCTTATCCGTCCATACCTCGTTTATATCGGGCAACTGCACTCCGTTATATCGATACGCAATAGGCTCTTTTGCATTCGGCACTACCGTATTGCTTGTGTAGTAGGTCTTGTTGATTTTAGGTGTGCCCGCGGATTCTATATCTGCCTCACCGACAAATGTACCGCCTGTTCCTTCAAACATATACTCAAGTGCATTATCCGCCATTACACCCGTTCCGCTTGTGGGTATTCTATAAGGTGTTTGATACTCGCCGGTTTGCGTTTCAGACAACTTGATACTTGTGCAACCCCAAAACATGGAGGCATAACAACGGAACTTCAAATTAGTTGCTTTTAATTTCGGAAGAGCAACAAGACCCGTGCAGTTAGCAAACATACTACTATAACATCTTTCCTCTAAATTCTCCGCCGGTAATTCCGGAGGAATTGTGAGTCCAATGCAATTCGCAAACATATGTAAATAGCACCCAATATACAGATTTGTTGCAGGCAATCGGGGCGCAACCTTAATGTTTTTACAATTTCTGAACATTGAATAGTAGCAACGATCTTCCAAAGTGGTTGCGGGCAATTCGGGCGCGGTAACAAGATTAGTGCAGCTATCAAACATGTCTCGATAGCAGGACGGAGTCATTATAATAGCACCTAAATCGGGTGCTTTTATCAGCCCGCTCCACGAGGAGAATAATGCGTAATAGCAAGCTTCTGCCATTGGTGGGTGCACTCCGTTGGAAACCATTTCGTAATCCAATAGGTTTTCAATATTTCCGTGGCAACTGACGTTGTCTCCAGTTAATACCCATCGGTTTGTATTGCTATATATGCCGGTGATCTTGGTGTTTCCACTGCCACGCAGGTAAATGCGCTGTTCTCTACCATGCGCTGCACTTGTGATTGAAGTTACGCCGGTCCACTCGCTCCAAGTGGCGGCATCATTGGAATAGTAGAGTGTGCCGTCCCAATTCTTTTCTTCATTATTAACTGAAATCGTGAATGGTTCGACAGACGAAAATGTCAAACAGTTTGCAGGTATAGGCGCAGGCTTCTCAGCCGATAGCATCGCATCTTGCTTCACCCATTTACCGCCCATTACTCTGTAAAAGGTATTTCCGTCCCACTTGGTGTTGGGCTTGTAAGCGTCGTGCTTTTGCCACGCTAATTCGCCCACGGGTACGGGAACGGATGCGGCAAGGTAGACAGAGCCGTCAGCGTTGAGAATGTCGGTGTTAGTCCAAATCAGCATGTCACCATGCGAAGTCTCACAAGGCGAATAATAGCCACCGTTGTTTTCATTTTCGTTGAGCAGCTCAAACTGTGTTAAATCTTCGGAAACACGATAGATTTTATAAGCGTTATTATATTCAGCCCATACTCCAACAAAGGAAAAGCCTTCGATAGTTCCGTACGAAAACGGTTTATTACATACGGAAAACATATAAAGACCGCTACTCTTTAAGTATAATATTGCATATGGATAAGTCGTTTTATCCCATTCGGGCAAAGCAGGAAGTTCTATGCCGTTATACAGATATTTACTCATTTATTACACCGCCCAATTATTCTGATTGCGTTCCCATCCATGTTTCGCCATCCATAGTCTGGAATGCAATAGTAAGTATACCTATACTGCAAGCAAACACGTGAAAAGGACCCTCACCATAATAGGAACATACCCACGTTGCAGTATTACCACCAGCGCCAAAGCTGATAATTGCAGGCTTACCAATGGCAGCAGTCAATTTTGCGTTGTCGCTTGGGGACATTTTCGCCCCTTCTTCGGTCGGCACGGTTTCCAACTCCACCACAGGCAAGGTAAAGCCACCACCGCCGCCACCTTCCGCGACCTTTTTATCCGTGTATGCGTTCGCTGCTGCTAAAATATCATCGCCACTATACGGAGGTTGAACGGGAGCGGGTTCGGTCTTTGCTTCCTCATGCTGTTCAATGACCTCGGCAACGTCGTCCGGGACTTCCATGGTTGCGCCTGCGGGGTAGGTATATTTAATTCCGTTGACAATAACAACGAAAGGATTTGCACAAGTAGGAATAGTTACAGTTTTCATTTATTTATCCTCCTAACTATTTGATATATCAGTCGCTGTCGCTCGGCACAAGTCCGATAGTGTCCTCGGGGACAGTAGTCGGGTCAGGCAGTTCTTCCACGCTGTTTGCGGTGTATATGTTCGGGCAGGTGCAACCGCTGCCGCCGGTAGAACCGCCAGTAGAGCCACCGGTAGAACCGCCGGTGTTGCCGCCAGTAGAGCCACCTCCCGTACCGTCGCCACTCTCCAAGTCGCTGACTCTATCGGAAAGAGCTTGCAAATCGGTGCTAAGGATTTCAACGATCTGTTTAAGAGTTTCAACACGCTGTCCGAGGGCTTCAACACTCAGCTCCAGTAATGTTGTGTCAACGCCGCTACCGTCCGTGTTGCCACCGTCCGTGTTGCCACCTGTACTGCCCGTTCCGTCAACGCCGATCAATATCGTATTGTCACGTGCCACCACGTTTACGCCATTGATACCTTTGATCTTCAAAGTGTCCGTTACGGGAAATCCTCCGGTATAAAGGTTATTGGTTTGGGTTTGCACGTTGAAATCAACGGTTTCATTGATTTCGTCAGCTTCATAAGTTGAACAATTAAATACCGCCATTACTTCACCTCGCCATTCTCGCCGTTCATCTCAACGGTTGAAGGCGGGGTTTTGTTGGTTACGCATAAGTTAGCCGGTTCAATACTCATTTTTGTTTCTCCTTTCGTTTTTGAGCGGTTAAGACATGGTGATCGTATAAACAATTCTGCCGACCTCACCGGGCTGAATTGTCAAAGGCGTGCCAAGCGGCGTGCGGTCGAAAAGAATATAGTCGGAATAATTGGAGAAGCGGACGTATCTTCTGAGCCCGACTTCCCCGATGGTGATCGGATCGGACGAAATGTTTGTGCAGGTTAAAACCGCTATCGAGCTACGACTGCCGTCGTCGTTATCCACCACACTTCTTGTCAAAGCAACGTTTAAGCCAGCGGTGATTTCTTTTTTTAAGCAATAGGACTCCCCCGTCTCAGGTGCGTTATCACTACCCAAAACGATGGTTTCTATTTGGTGGAGTAACATCGGCTGCAGCGATTCCGTTGCCTGATAACCCAAATGTTCGAAATTTTTTGTTAATCCTTTTTCGTTGATCAGCGAGGCAAGCTCACCTCGTACGTGTTTTTCATAACAAACGGTATAATGGTTTAGAAGCATTGTCATTCACTCCTTTTATTCCAACGCTTCGACCGTTGCTGTTACAGCATAAGAACGGGCGATAGCATTTTTGTTGAAATTCGTAACCGCTTGAATAGTAGGTGGATTGATGATTGCAGCGGTGGCAATCACCAAGTAATTGTTGTTAGCAGATCCTTCAACAGCAACCGTGATCTTTGAAAATCCGGTGTACCCATCATCGGGCGTGAACACACCGTTTGCCTTTACGGTTTTCTCTTGGAGCTTGGGCGTTCTGCATACGTGTGTGCCGATAATCGGCTCTCCGTTTGCATCGTGAGCGGTGTAGCCTTCCATTAGAACATCGGGCATTACGGTGTCTTTGGAAGTGTCTACACCCGGTTTTGGAGCAGTATTGTTGAAGATAGACATATGATCACCCCATTACAATAACGTTCACGCTGATGTTGATTGTAGGCTTTATTCCGTTTTGCGCTTCGTACACAATAAATCCGTCGCCCTGTCCGATCAGGCGCACCCAACAGCGAGCGGCTTCCGTTTCCATTTCCTTGATGGGAACAAAGGAAGAGAACACGTGGGTTTTCGCGGTATCTGCCGTCACGCCGGGGAAGGTGACTTGATAATAGTATTTTCCGGGGTTGGTCTGATCGTTCCAACCGTTCGCGGAGAGGGTAACAGTCTTTGCACCGATGATGGTGCTGCCACCGCCAGTGCCACCCGTACCACCGTCGCCGGTATTGCCGCCTGTATTGCCGCCGCTCGTACCGCCGCCAAACTCGCCGCTGTCCACGCGGCTCATAAATTCCTCGTAATAAGCCTGTCGCTCTTCCTCAGCAGCAACTCTGCTGTCCTCTGCATCGACTCTTGCCGATTCTGCGGCGATTCTTGCTTGCTCGGCAGACTGTCGCGTAGCTTCTGCGGCGATCATTGCTTCCACAGCGGAACGATCTTCGTCCGTGATGTTCAGATCGTCGCTGTTCACGACCCTTGCGCTTACGATCATAGTAAACCAAGCCGTAGAAACAACGCTTCCCGAAACATTGCCGTACAGCGTAAGCTCGCAGTCGTGTACGCCCTCCACCGCAGCGGTGTTTTTGTTCAGCATAAAATCATACTCGATGGTAGAATTGCTCTTGATAGGGCAGAACGCCTGCAAATATGTGCCCGTCGGTCTATGTATAGTCAGCATAGCAAGGCTGCCGTCGGGAATCTTGTACGGTACGCCACCGTCGGAAAGGTTTATAAGGAATACTTTTCCCGTGTCGCGCACGGTAACAGGGATCGAGATTTGAGAATGCTCGACCTGCATATCAAGTGTAAATCTGTGCTTAGAATAAATCATTGCTTCCGTCCTCCCTTGGGTCATAAAAAGTATAACACAAAAAGGGGCAGGTTCTAAACCTACCCCCCCATTGTAATTATTTAGTGCCAAGGTGCATCGTTGATCGTGCTTTTCGCATATCCCAAAGCGTAGTACAGACCGTCTTTTTGCTTTTTCGACAGTCCGAGAGTGTTGACGTATGCAAGCACCTTCTTCTTTGCGGAATCGGGAATGATCTTGCCGTGTCTGTCGGTGTCAGCCTTTGCGCTGCCCTTGTATTGCCATACGTCAAGGAACACGTCTACGTCAATGCCCTTCGGCTCGCAATACTCGGTATATGCCGTTACAAAGCCATAAGAAATATTTTCTTCGCTCAGGCTCGGGTGCTCCTTGATGAAGGAATGCACGCTGACCTTTTCGGTCGCTTCCTCCTTGGTCATACCGCCGTAGCGCATATACATTTCGATAGCGCGGCTGGCCGTAATGTTGCCCGCAATAACCTCGTCGCCAATATCGTTGTACTCAATACCGGTCACGACGTAGGAGCTCCATTTGTTGACCGCTTTCGTGATATCCTCGCTGCTCTTATCGGTGTACTTGGTCAGCATATCCGTTGCCTGCTGCTTGGAGATCTCGCCGCCTCTGTACCACTCGCCAACCTTGCTCGTAATCTGCTCGGTCACTTGCTTTTCGGTATAGCCGTGGGAAAGAAGCTCGTTCATGGCGTCGTCAACGCTTGCACCGGTTCTGACTGCATCGTATACCTTGTCGTAGCGCGAATATCCGTCGCCCGCTTCCCAACCCTGCATGGTGAAGTACGCCTCGTCCTCGTTGTCAACAAGCCCTTGTTCAAGCAGCTCTGCGACAGCCTCGTCATACGTCAGATAGCCGTCCGCATACGCATACTTGATCTCGTTATAGTCGCCGGGATCGTAGGATTTCACCTTAAGGCTCGGCGCCATTGCTCCAATGGTGTTGTTCCAAATAGCAATAACCTCTCGCGTTGCCGCAGCCACAGGAAGCCCGACAATGCCGGAAGCCGCCTGAAGCAGCTTATAAATGCCGCCGTACCACGTGTAATTGGTGTCCTCGTTTGCGATCTTCTGATAAATGATCTGCGTACCGTTAACGAGGCTATCCCACCATTGCATATATACGGACTGCGGAGGATTGCCGTAGGTGTCAACGCCGACAATGGAAAGCAGCTCTTTTGCAAGGTCGTAGAAGTCGGCCATGATCGGAAGCTTATTGATCGGCATGAGCTCGTCAATCGTGTTGCCGCCGAATGCTGCAAGCCACTTTTCAAGGAACGTTTCGTATTCGTCGTCGTCACGCCATGCGTCCGCAACAGCCTGAACCGCTGCCAACATCACGGCAGACAATCCGTACACGTACAAAGTGCGGCTGATCATGTGCTTGTTCTTTTCCCATGCCTGCTGCTTGCTCATACCGCGCTTCATGTCAGCGTTGTACTTGTCAACAGCGTCAATGAGCATACTCGCGGTTGTCGTAGGCTCGCTCATAAACGAACCGGTAAGACGCGCCACAACGCCCTTGCTACGCAAATACTGATTCTTGGTCAGCACGCTGTCAACGACCTGCGTCTTGTAGATCACGTCCTCAAAGAGCTTTGCAACCGCCTCGTAGAAGCCTGCGTCTTTAGGTGTAAGCTTCTGCTTCTTGATCACTTCCTCTTTGCTTGCGCTCCACATAGCCGCCCAAGTAAGGATATCAGCCTGCTCTGCGCCCCACATACCAACCTCGCCGATCTTCTGTCCAACCGTTGAGCTGTGCTTGATCGTTTCGGTCAGTCCTCGGGAAATATTCACGTCATAGAAACCAAGAGATTTCCACGCGGCAATACCGCTGTGCTTCTGCATTTCCTCAATATTCTGCTTGATCGCTGCGGGCTTTAGCTTCATGCCTCTCATGATAGATCCGTAGTCTATCAAAAGAGCTGCACGAGAGATCGCCAAAGGCTGCTGCACGATCACGCGGAAATTGAATGCGACCTGTGCCATATTGTAGCGACGGAGTGCGTTCATGCCAAACGTGTCTGTAGGAACGCCCTGCGCCTCTGTGCCGTTAAAGGCTTTGAGAATGCCCAGCACAAAATCCTCTGCATAGCCACGTTTACCCGCGCCCGGTCGTGTTTCCTCGGTTACGCCATACACTCTTGCCATCTGCTCACGAACGCTGTCCTTCAAGTATCTGTTGCCCTCGCCGTCCTCGGTTTTCTGCTGATAGTTGAACCACTTGATCGCGTCAAGAACGGGGAGAGCCATAGCGTTATACTGCGCCATACTCGCCATGTGATTTGCAAATACGTCGAAAATGCTGTAAACGATAATACGGTTATTTGCTTTTTCGTTACGGGACTTTGTAAAGCTCATATTGAGAAGTGCGTACAAGCTCGCCGCGCTCGGGTGTTCGTCTGCCGTTGCCTGCAAGTGTCTGCCGTCGGAGTTGATCGGGAAGTAGTGCTCGTTGGTAAACAGCTCTTCGCCAAAGCGTCTGACCGAAACCTCGTTGCCCCATGCACCGCCTTGCTCTTGCATAAACTTCTGCATAGCGTCGGCAACCTCTTTCTGTCTGTCGGTCAATGCGTTTACAATGATGGCTACGTCGCCCTCGTTCAGCGCGTGACCGTTGTCGGAGATCTTCTTGCCATTTGCTGCGGTATAGGTTGCTACGCGCATACCCTCGCCAAGCATATGCCGCAAAGAGTCGGGCTGCTTGGAAAGCTCGTAAAGGGACATCATATCGGAAACACGCATTTTAACCGTGCCGGAGCTGATCTTGATATCCTTGGTTTCCTTTTCCCAAGCGTTGACCTCTTTCGTCGAATAAGTCTTTTCCGCAAACTCAACGATCTTTTGCGTATTGAAAGCAAGTCGTGCTTGACCGCGACGCAAGCCGTCGTAAATAGCTACGCCGCCTCTGCCGAAACGCTCAAAGGCGTATGCCGGGCGAATCTGCTGCCAAAATACAAAGTCGGTAGCTGCGTTCGATTTGCCGTTGTCGCTTCTCAACTGAGAAAGCTCAAAGATCGTGTTGTCGCCCGCCTCGTAAACGTGCTGATACATAGCGTTTGCATGGAATTTGTTGATCTGCGTGATGTACGCTTTGAGAGTACGTACAACACCGGAAAGCTGCTTCAGTTCCTCGCTCGTCATTCTGTTAATGACAAACTCACCGCTGTTTTGCTTGACGAGTACATTCACCGCGTCAATGAAATTCTGCAAGTCTGTCATAAAGCTCGGAGGGAGATCGGTATAGCCGGAATACAAGCCGTCCACGGTGATTTGCTCCTTGAGTGCGCCGTTCAGACCGTTCAGCCTCTTCACCAATTCCGCATCAGCCTTGGTCGACTCACCGCCTCGAAGCTGCTGCTTACTCATGAAGTCGATAGAGTTAAGGAAAGGAATAACGGAATTTTTCAGTACGTCGGGAATATGCTTCACAACGTCCTTATTGTTGGGCTTCATGACCCACGAGATCAGCTCGTTCACGTCAGTTGCGATACGCTCGCGGTACTTCTTGATAGCCGCCGCGTTTCTCGTGCGGTCGCGGTAGCGTTTCAGGATCTCCGCGTCGTGCGATCTTTGCTCGCTCTCCACGACCTTGCGCGCCTTTTTCAGCAAGCTCCCAAGCACCTCTTTGTCCTCGAGAGAGAGAACGTCGGCTTTCGCTTTCTTGATCTGATCGTCAAGAACGTGCATACGATTCAGCGTCTGCTTTGCCGCCTCGCGGTCAACCTTTGTGCCAAACTGCTGCTCCTTGTAAAGTCTGCCTTGCTCTGCTCGGTCGTCCTGCAAGCCTTCAAGCCTTGAAAGTCGGCTTTGGAAGATCTGCAAAGCGTCACGCTCTGCATCGGTAAGGTTGGTTGCCATAAGCTCGGCAGCCGCCATTGCCAAAACCTCGCGGTCGCTGAGCGTAGTAGTGCGCTGCTGCTCCTGAACGTCGCCAAGATATTCACGGCTCTGCTCCTGTACGGTGTCCTCGTCCACGCTGTCAAGAGACTGTTCCTCTTTGGGGTTCAATATCTCCATAATCTCATTGTATCTTGCCCTCTTTTGGTCAAGCTCTGCCTGCTTTGCAAAAGGTGCTGCGATCAGCTTTTCCTGCTCTGCAATATCCGCTTGCAACTCTGTGAGATTATGTTGCCACAATTTCACCTTTTCGCCAATGCTCTCCACAACGCCGATCAGATGATTGATCATATAGACATGGTTTCCGGGATACGTTTTGAACGGATATCCCTGCTTACCTACCAGCAGACCGCCGATGCCCTCGCTCGTTCTGATCACGCGAAGCTCAAAGCCTGCAAAGCTGCCCACCTTGGTATATCCGTCAGGTGTAGCCTTTGCCGCCGCTTCTGCCATAAGAGCAACGCCTGCTTCCTTCTTGTCGGCATATTTCTTATTGCCAACGGTAATGGAGAATTTGCCCTCTGAATAGGTGTCAACGGTTGCAAGCATATCACTTTCGCCGTTTGCAATCTGCTTTTCAAGCGAAGCGATCTGACCACTATCACGCAACAAACGCTCCTTTGCGGAACGGACCGCAGAAACGTGCGCTCTGTAAAGGCTCTCGAGCTTCTTAATATCGGTGTCAAGCTGTACCTGCTCCATGATCAGCGGGCTACCCGATGCAAGCGCCTTAACCTCGGCAGCGGAAAGAGTAACCTCGCCCGTGTCCTCAGCGTCGCGTCCAACACTTTCGCCGTTCATGATCTGATTGATGAAATTCTGCTTTCTTTCGAGTATATCCCAAAGACGCGCGTCAAAGCTGCCCTCGGTAACGTAGGTGTATTTGGAAACTTCATCGTTGATGTTGCCTTGTCTGAATGCGCGGCCGTCTCTCTGTTCCACGTCGCCCGGTCTCCAAGGTGCGTCAAGGTGGTGGATAGCAACGATACGCTTCTGCGCGTTCATACCTACACCCATTTTGCCGGTAGAGCCGATAAGCACTCTGACCTTACCGTCGTTCACGTCTGCAAACAGTTTCTTCTTCTTTTGGTCGGTGTCCGCATCGTGAATAAAAGCAATTTCCTGTGCAGGAATGCCGCCCTGACGCAAGCGAGCTTTCAAATCGTCGTAAAGCTGTGCACTTTCAACGTCCATTTCAAGATCATCAGTCTCGGTTGTGTTGTCGCTCTTGCCCTTTGGCGTAGCCATATCCAAGAAAATGATCTGTGTTCCCTTGATAGTCTTGCTGTTTTTATATTCTTCAAGAACGTTATCCGCACAACGGAAGATCTTGCACCCTTCCTCATAAGGCAAGGACGGGTCGATCATGCGCTGCGTATAGGATATTTTTCTGCCGTCCGACGTGATCTTCAGCATATTATCAACGGAAGGATCAACGTTCTTGATGTTGTCCGCGCGCTGTTCAAGCTCCTTCATGAAGTCCTGTTGAAACTGTCCCGGCTCGCATACAACCACGTTTACCTTGCCGCCTTTCATTTTCGGGATCTTGAGTCCCGGAATATCGGTCAGCACGTCCGCGAAGTTGCGGAACAAGAGCTGAAGCTCGCTCATATTCTTGAAGCGTGAAAAACTCTGCTTCACGCGGTAGCCCTGTCCACTCGGCTTGATCTCCACGCCGTTCACAACCTCGCCAAACTGCTTCGCCCACGCATCAAAGGTGGAAAGTCCAAGCTGATTTAAGAGGTCGGGTTGCAGATATTTCTGCATAATGTACATTTCGGACATAGAGTTCATGACGGGCGTTGCGGTTGCGAATACAATACCGCGACCACCGTTGAGCTGTTGCAGATAGCGCACTTTGGTGTAAAGGTCAAAGGCACGCTTGGAGCCGTCCTTGTTGCCAAGACCTGCAACGTTGGTCATAGACGTGGTGTAGAACAGATTCTTGAAGTTGTGCGCCTCGTCCACAAAGAGCGAGTCAACGCCAAGCTGTTCAAAGTCGATGTTCCCCTCGTCCTTTGCCTTGTCGGTCAGCTTGTCGATCTTGGTCTGCAAGGATTTGCGCTTCTTTTCAAGGTCCTTAACGGACAACGCCTTGTCGCCCTTGTCTGCTTTCGCGTCCTCAATAGCGGCAATCACGCTGTCTATCTGCTCCTGATAAAGCTGTCTTGTAAAATCGTCCGACATAGGCAGCTTCTCAAACTGTTCGTAAGACACGATCACGGCGTCATACTCGCCGTTTGCGATTCGGTTCATAAATACCTTGCGGTTCGCTGCCGTAAAGTCAGAGGCTTCTGCCACGAGCAATTTTGCGGTCGGGAAGAAGTCGATAAATTCATTACCCCATTGTGCAACGAGTGATTTCGGAACGGCAAACATAGGCTTCTTGACAAGTCCGAGTTCCTTCAGCTTCATAGCTGCCGCAGCCATTTCGTAGGTTTTACCCGCACCAACCTTGTGAGCAAGCAGGGTATTACCGCCCGACGAAATAACGCGCTGTACTGCGTTTCTTTGGTGCGGACGCAGCGGTTTAAGCGCATTCGCGCCGTTTACGGTCAGATTATCACCGTTGTATTTCGGTGTAACTACGGAATTGAATACCTCGTTATAAAGCGTAGCAAGCTCTGTGCGTCTTGCCTCGTCACGCCACAGCCATTCCTGAAATTCTTTTTGAATGTTCTCGATCTTCTCGTTTGCCGCAGCGGTCGCGTCCTTATTGATCACGAAAGAGCCGTCGTCAAGCTTGTCCTTGATCACAACGCTCTTGCTGTTCAGCATAGCGTCAAAGAGTTCAAGGAAGGTTCTGCGGGAAGTGCCCCATTTTTGGGTGTTCGCCGCGTTGGTTTTGAGATAGCGATCCTTCAGCTCTACGGTGAAATTGCCCGTGTCTGCGTTTCTCGTGATATCAACGGCTTGTCTCCAGTCCGTATTGCGGCTGCCGAGCATATATGCCGCAAAGTCGGAATATACGCTGTTCGGAATCCAAGGAGTACCGGGGTTCACGAAAATATCTTGATACCCAACGTCCTCGGGCATAACCGCTTTGAGCGCTTCCACGTTGTGAGCGTAGTCGCCGTCGATAGGCACAAGAGCCTCTGCGTCGCGCAGCTTCGCACGCACGTTGCCCGAAAGGTAAACCTCTGCCGCTTCAAGATCTCCGTTACGGTTCTTGAAAGCCTTGCGGCTGTCAATCAGCTCTCTTGCAACGTCCGTTTCGGTCTTGCCGGTAAGCCTTGCGATCAGCGCGGTGTCCACGCCGCCCGTTTGGTTGACGGAAACGATAAGTCCCTCCGACACGTCCTTTGCAGACGTTACTGTGCGGTTGGGAGCAATCGTGTTCTTGGAGAAGATATCAGCCTTGGTCGCCTTTTTGGTTTCGGGATTCCAGTTTTCAAGAGCGAAAAGAGAATAGCGGTCGGGATCTTCGATAAAAGCGTTTCTGTTCGCCTGCGAATTGATAAAGCCGTATTTCTTTACGAAAGCGTCATAAGCCTTATTAAGTGCCGTGCGAGCCTTTTTGATCTCGGTTTCATTGAGCCCCTGCTGCTGATAGCTCATCAGATTGCGTGCAAGATCACGGATTTCAAGCATAGCCGAAATACGTTCTGCCGCGCCCTTGGCTTTGTTTACCTCAACAAGATCGCCGCCCTTGTTCTGATATACCTTTCCGTCCTTAACGACAAGTCCGTTTTCCTTGGTCTTTTTGTTGGCTCTTTCCACGGCAAAGTTGGTTTTCTCGCGGCTGAGTGTCGCGGGATATTCCATCTTTCCCTCGATATGAGAGAATGCCTCGCGGATTTGATCGGCAAGGCTGCCTTTGCCTTCAAGTGCCTTATAGGTAAGAGAACCGCTGCGGTACATACCACCGTCCATCGTAGGCGTACCAAGCACCATTTCGGGGTGGTTTGCAAAGTAGCTGTTGATATATGCGCCGTTGTAACTCTCCTTTTCAAGCCTTGTCCACGGTGCTTCAAGGAAGTCCTCGCCCGCGTAGGTCGTGTTCGCCGCTCTCTTTTTGAGAACGAGAATGTCCGTTACAACCTCAGTACCCGCATTTCCCTTGAAAGCGGTAGAAGGCAAACGGATTGCTCCGAGAAGATCAGCCCGCTGCATCATGTAGCGGCGCACCGCATTGTCCTTTGCGTTCATCGTGTAGGAGGACGTGATAAACATCACAATACCGCCCGGACGAACCTTATCAAGCGACTTGGCAAAGAAGTAATTGTGAATGGCACTCGTTACCTTCTTCGGGTATTTCTTATCCGTAATGGCGTAGTTGCCGAACGGAACGTTACTGATAATCACGTCCATGTAATTATCGGGAATGTTGGCTTTCTCAAAGCCCTGAATGCGCACGTCAGCGTTCGGATAAAGGTATTTTGCAATCAATCCCGTAATGCCGTCAAGCTCCACCATAGTCCAGCTCTTGACCTTTGCGCTCATTTCCGTAGGCATAGCACCAACAAAGTTACCTACACCGGAAGAAGGTTCAAGCATACGGCCGCCGTTAAAGCCAAGCTTCGCAAGACCGTCATACATAGCCTTGATCACGGATATATCGGTATAGTGAGCATTAAGAGTAGAGCCTCTTGCAGATGCGTATTCCTCGTCGGTCAGCAGCTCTTTCAGCTCGGTGTATTCCTTTGCCCATTCAGTTTTTCTCTGATCGAAAGCGTTTGCAAGCCCGCCCCAACCTACGTACTTGGAAAGGATCTGCTGCTCTGCCTCGGTTGCATATCTGCCCTCGGCTTCAAGCTGCTTTACAAGCCTGATCGCCTCGATGTTCGCCTTATACCTTGCCTTTTCACCGTTCGGCAGGTCAAGGCTATCGCCAATCACAAAGTTACGACCCTTGGGCTGCTCGGTGGATTGCTGCGCGATCTGCTCGGTGACTTCCTCATGGAGTTTGCCACCGTCATTTGTGTCGGTCGCAGAATTATCAGCAGCCTCACGCTTGTCAATGGCTTCTTTGACTTGGTTCCATTTGGTAACATCGCTGTCCTTGCCCAATTCTCCGATAACTACCGGATTGAAGGTGGGTAGACCCTGCTTGTCATAAATATCTACCTGAATGATATTCTTCTTGGCAGCCAGCTTGTTGATCTCAATCCTATAACCTTTTTCCTCGGCATAAGACTTTGCTGCCTCGTAGGACGTCAGCTCATCATTTCGTCGTAGATCTCCGCTCTGACGATCTCCATCGCCATATCTACTGTCAGTCCCTGCTCCGTTATCAGCATCAGAGCCATTTCGTCCAGTCTCTTGTCCTCGCTCGACAGAGTCTCCCACAGAGTCCCCTCGCGGTGCATCTCCTTGTACATCTGCGGCTTGAACTTCATCCAGTACTCGTGAATCTCCCGCCCGATCGGTGTCAGGCTGCTGTACTGAGCCTCGGTTATCAACATTTTCGACATTTGCATTCTCCTTTTTGTTGTGGTTGAACCATTCGTTCGCTACTTGATCGCCGTACCCTGCATCAATGTACTGCTGCAAAACCTTCTTGGCTTCTTGGTCGTAAGTGACCTTGCCCAACAGGTCTTTGATGGTCGCGGAAGGATTATCCTCCACAAGAGCCTCAATGAGATCACTTGCAGCTACCGTGCTGTAAGCAATAGGCGTTTTCTTGCCCGGAACGTGCCATTCAACGTCGTGGCTTGCCCAATCGCTCTTTTTGGTGCGTACCTGCTTATTCGTGCTTTCCTTTTTGGCAACGGGCTTGACCTCTGCTACAGGACTTTCTACCGCTTTCTTCGGTGCATTTGCTACCTTAAACTGCTCGTGAATATCGGACAGTTCCTTGACATAAGCGTCAAAGTCGATAAAAGCATCATCGAATTTAGCCTTTACATCACCGATGATCTGACCTGCGGCATAATGCCCGTACACGGCTGCATTGACTTCATCGTACACGCCTGCACGCTGAGTTTCGTCCATATCAAACAAATCAATTCCACGGTGTGCGGCCTCAAGCTCCAAAATTTTCTGTGCATATTTGGACGCTTGGTTCATCATATCGGGAGTGCGCTCAATGAAATCCAAGTACGGCTGGAATTGCAGCTGCTTCATAACGTGTGTTACTTCGTGAGCCGCTACCACACCACGGAATTTTTCATCAATACCTTCTCTGATATATACGCGCCCATTGTTCGAGGTTGCTTGCGGCTTCTTATCCCACGCCGACTTCTTAACTACGTATCCCTCAACGCCATATGCGGCAAGCTCGGCAATAGCTTCTGCTTCCACAGATCCCGATTGCGGAGTGATAAACGATTCCTTGGGATAGCGATATTCCTCGGAGTTTAATCCTCGTCGTCCCCGAAATCTATCAGAAACGCCGCGAATTCCTCCATTTCCTTCCGATACTCCGGATCTGTTTCCATCTTCTCCATGTGTTGCTTCAACATTTGAATTTCTTCCGGGGTGAACGGTCTCGGACCTTTCCTCTTGTTCTGCTCGTTGTTCTGCATGGTTAATACCTCCGTCAGTATTGGTTTCAATATCCGTCGCCACCGTTGCCTGATAATTCGCAACCGCTTCCACGGCAACCTTATCAAACAGCTTGACGATATTCTCTACGTATTTCACGCTCTCACCGATCTGCTCTTTCAGCGCGTTTGCCTCGCGGGAGCTGTTTTGGTCAATGGAAGAGAAGTACGCTTTCAGATCTGCGACAAACTCTTTGAGCTTTTCAAGCAGCTTGGCAAAGATGGTCTTGTGATTGTTCGCAAGCTCCTCTACGAAATTCGCATCGGGCAAAATGTCGGTCATAGCCTCGGCAACCACCTCACGGCTTGCCTTGTCATAGGTCATGCCCTCGCTCTGTGCCATTTTCGTATCAATGAGGTCTTCTACGTTCTCTCCACGCTCGGTAAGGGTATCAAATACTACCTTTCTGAACTCATTATACCATATCGGATTCCATTTTTCAATAAAATGGGTAAATTCGTGCGAAAAAGTGCGCATCATGGTGTATTTTGCAAGATCATCTACGCTCTTTGTGTCCGCAATACCTGCGTTGATGTCAATGTAGATGGTGTCCTCGCTCCACTTGAACCTGCCTTGCGCGCCCTCAAACTTGCCGTCTGCATTTGCCTCGGACTTATACAGCACGATATCAATGCCGGTCGCTTCCGCATAGGTGGTAAGCAGCTTGTAAGCCTTGCCCTGCGTATCGTTGAAAGTCTTGCGCAGATCCTCGATCTTAACGCCCTCGCCTCTTACCGTGCCTTTTCTGCGCCCGGTCTTGCCGTTCGCCTTGGCTTTGTTCGCCTCTGCCTGTGCTTTGGCGGTATTGGAGGAAGCGTCCGCGCCTGCCGCGTGTGCAAGCTCGCGCTGACTCTCGGTAAGATATGCGGTCGCGCCGCTGTTCATAGCGTAGGAGAGTGAAACGCCGCTCTTGCCCATATTGTAAGCCGCAGAATATGCCGCGTCGTATTTCGCCACGTCCTGTCCCTCGGTATAGGTGGAGATCATAGCCCCCGCCTGCGCGCCGTATTTCTTAGATGCGCTCTCCAAGGAAGCGGCGCTTTCGTCCGTGCGAACGACCTCGCCCGATGCCGTAAATTTAGCTTCTGCGGGGCTTTCTTTCGCGGTGGCATTCTCGGCTACACCATGCACGTTCTCTGCGGCGGGCTGCTCCTCTGCTGACGTGGCTGCATTGTGACCGACATTTGTGTCGGGAACATCTGTCTTTTTCACGACGGCATTGTGAGCGACGTTGGTATCGGGTACGTTCGTCTTTTCCAAAGCGGCTCTGCTACCAACATTTGCCTCGGAAGCATTTGTGTTTTCCGCGTTTGCCTTGCTACCGACATTCGCCTCGGGCATATCTGCCTTTGACGTGTAGGCTCTGCTACCGACGTTGGTGTCGGGTGCGCCCGTCCTTGCCGTGTAGGCGTTGCCACCGACATTTATGTCGGGCGCAAGCTCTGCGGGATTTGCAGCATTTGCCGGGCTGACTGCCGAAGCAGGCGCTTCAGTCTTTGCCGCACTCACAGCCTCGGCAGGTGCGTTGGCGGTTGCCGTTTGCGGACTTGCTTCCGCTTCAAGGCTTTGCAGCAGTCTGCCGTATTCCTCTGCATTGATTCTGTCCGTGCCGATATTCTCTGCCCAAGAGGACGAATATTCCCCGGACTTGATATTCTCGGTGTTAAGCGCGTTAGCCACGCGCTGACCGAACGTGCTGCTCTTGATTACCTCGCGCTCAGTAAAAGTCAGCCTTTCACCCTGCGCCTGCTTGGTAAGAGCAGCAGCAATAGCCTTTACGTTGCCTTTTTCCCCAAGCTCGGTAAGACGGTTTTCTGCCGCCTTTTGAATAGAGACAATGTCATTTTCATACATAGCCGCCTCATTCTGCTGTACGAGCCTGCCGATCTGACTGTTGGAAAGGGATTTGCCGCTGTCAACCTTGTTCTGCATTCTCTGCGCGAACTTGCTGTTCGGGTCGATCTCCACAGCCTCAGCCGCAAGAGCGCTGCCAATGTCCGCGCCGAATTTCTCCTTGTATTCTTTGCCCAGTACGGTATTATTTGCGGAGTTGATAACCGAACCAATTCCGCTTTGCACTCCTGCGCTGACGCCGCCCGAAATAGCACCACCAAGCATATCAAAAGCAAGATCGTTCGCCATAGAGAGCCAAGCTTTCTTTTTGGCTTCTTCCTCGGAGAGCCCTTCTTGGGTCATGAACAGATCTACCATAGCATTGAAATTGCTCTTGTCGCCCATAACGATCTGATCGGCAAAGTTATTGAGCAACGTGGTCATACCTTCCTCGGAGGCTTCAATGCCCGCCTGCTTAAGAACGTTTGCAAAGAAGCCCCTAAGTTCTTTCGCTCCGGCAATGGAGAGCAGATTATCAACCGAGAACGCTTCGCCTGCCGCCTCTGCCAATCCACCAAGAATACCGTAGGTGATTGCTTGCGCGTCGGTAGCACCTCTGTCCTTTGCTTCATGCATACCGCTTGCAGATGCTGAGCCGAAAAACACCATGTATGTACCGACAGCCCCCTGCGTATATGCAGTAAGCATACTGTTTGCAATGCCCACGCCAAGCTGATAAGCGTCGCCAAGTCCCTTGCCACCTATGACGGGAATACTATCATCAAGCGTGCCTTTTTCGTTCAGCGTGGAGGATACAGCCCCTGTGATAGCGTTGGATATCTCACCCGGCAAAGGAGTAGCGGAAGTCGATACAAAGCCTCTTGCGTTGTATTGTACAAGGGCATCAAGCGTGTCCACAAGACTCATGGGCATCAATGCAATAGATGCAAGCGTAGCGACCGCGCTATTGAAGCCGTTTTTGGCTGACCATTCCTCAATAGCTGCAATCTTCTGTTCCTTTTCCGCTTGATTGTTCGCCTCGGTAGTAGCCTGTGCATACGCATCTGCCGCGCCTCTGTCGGTCTCGTACAGATAGCCGTAAATGGCTTTCTGCTCGTCGGTCCAGTTGCTCGCGGGCTCCATATACGAAGTATCTTCACGGAGATCATGCGTTACCTGCGGCATAGTGCCCATCGGCAACGTGGTATCGGTTGCGCCGGTGCTGCCAAGCCACCTACCGATCTTTTCATACCACTTTTCGTCCTCTTTACCGTAGAGTGCTTCCTGCTTTTTCTTTTCAGCATCGGTAAGATAGGTTTCCCAACCGGAAGTGGAAGCGTTATCGTAATCGGGAGAGTTCTTGACATAATCGTATCTGTGGGAATTCAGCCATTCCTTTTCTTCACCGTCATTGAGCTTGCCCAGCGCAGCTGCAATTTCCTCATAGCTCTTGCCATCGTATTTGTTCTGATAGCCGAGTATTCTCTGTGCGGTGTAGTATTCGTCCTCGCTCGCCCATTGCGACCAATATTCAACGTCCTTGGTAGAAGCGTCCAAAACGCTCTCCTGCGCTTTCAAGTTTCCGTCAAGAGCCTTGAATACGGAACTGACGTAATCATCGCCAAAGAAGTCCTTGTACTGCTTCAGCACGCTCTTAATGCTTTCCGCTTCCTTTTGGAAATTCTCCCTCTGCGAGGTCACGGCTGTCAGCCAATCGGACGCATCGGTTCTGAACGTGGTGTTATTCCCGGAAAAGCGGTGCTGTGCGTTGGAAATATAGTAGTTGTTGTTTGTAAGCCACTTGTTCACGCGGTTGGAGATTTCCTTGCCAACCGTTTCTGCGTTCTTATACAAATATCGGTTTTCAACGCCGTTATAGAGAGTAGTCGATTCTTTTTCTTCTTCCTCTCTTTTTTTCTTATATCTGTCCTCTACGCCCATGTTTTACCCTCCGTTATTATTTGATTGCGACATTCGGTCCGAGTAAACCGCCGGGTCTGCCGCCGCCAATCGAGCCCATATAGGTCGGATTGACCGTCGTATCATAAACGTCGTTTGCGCTTCCGGTTCTGTACTTTTTGTAGTATTCGTCTGCTTGTTCCTCGGTAAGTCTGCCCGAAGCCACGCAATCGTCAAGGAATGCAGCAAGCCCGGTGTTGTCCTCATCGTAGTTATACGCCTTCATCGTATCAACGATCTCGGCAGAGGACATAGACGACACGTGTTCAAGAGCCGCTTGATTGCTGCCGCTGCCGTCGCCCGAACCGCCCGAAGCCTTTGCTTCCTCGTAAGCAGTTTTCTCCATTTCCCAAGCCTCTTGTGCGCGTTTATCCGCGTTAATGTTAAGCTGTTGCGTCTGATTCCATTGCGAATCTTCGACAAACTCACGCTCCGACTGATGCTTCCATTCCTTGTCATAGCGTTCATCATCGACCGCTTCACGATCCAACTGATGCTGCCATTGCTCGTCGTATCTCGAATCCTCGACCCCTTCACGCTCCAGTTGATGTGCCCAAGACTCGTCGTAGCGAGTGTCGGAAATCTTGTCACGCTCCTGCTGATATGCCCACTCGGAGTCGTATCTTGTGTCGGCAACCTTATCACGCTCTTGCTGGTACGCCCAAGAATCGTCGTATCTTGCATCTTCAACAGACTCACGCTCCAGTTGGTGAGCCCAAGACTCGTCATAGCGAGTGTCGGAAACCTTATCACGTTCTTGCTGGTATGCCCATTCTGAATCGTATCTTGTATCGGCAACCTTATCACGCTCCTGCTGATATGCCCAAGACTCGTCGTAACGCTTGTCAGAAATTTTATCACGATCCTGCTGATACGCCCATTCGGTGTCATATCTTGTATCAGAAATTTTATCACGATCCTGTTGATATGCCCATTCGGTGTCATACCTTGTATCGTAAACCGCGTCGCGTCCCTTCTGATACTCCATACCTTCATTATACTGGCGAACCGACTCGTCGAACTGGGTCTGCCATTGCTGATCTGCAATCGCGTTACGGTAGTCGGTGTAAGCGTAATTCTTATCGTCGGCATAAGCGCCGTAAGCAAAGTTACGATCGTCCGCGTACTTGCCGTAAGCAAAGTTGCGCTCGTCGGAATATTTGCCGTAATCGAAGGAACGCTCGTCCTTGTAATCGCCCTGAAGGTAGTCCCTCTCGGAAGCCCATTGATTGTAGCCGTCAACCCATCTGCCGTAATCTTGGTTCTCTTGCTCGGAAAGCAAGCCGTACTGGTTATACATTTCCTGTCCCTCTTGGTTGTACTGATCGCGAGCCATTCCGTAAAGCTCGGGTACGGCCTCGTTCAGTTGTCGGAGGTATGCTTGATAGGCTTGATTACCTGCGGACGAAGCGTAAGAGTTTCCGTAACCGCCTGTCATAGCCGCCGCTTGTCCCATAACGTCCTGCGAAGCTATCTTTCCAAGCGCAGTATATTGATCCTTCATCTGCTGATACAGCGCGTCTTCGTTGACGTCGTAAGAGAATTTCTCGCGGTTCAGAATACGGTCGATCATGCCGTTGATCTGTCCCTGCCACGTCGATTGATATTCACCGGGCTTTGCGGCAAGATGCGACTGAAGCGCGTTGTAAGCCTGCTTCACAGTGTCGCTTTGCGCGTAATCGTTATACGAAAAGTCGTCATAGGAGAAGTCGTCGTAAGTAAAACCCTTGGACGCGGCGGGAGCACTCCCTGCGGAAGCAGCAGGGGCTGACCCCACGGACGCGCCGTCCGCGTCAAGGTTAGTGCCCTTTTTGAGCTTTTCCTCGGGACTGTCCTTAAGTTGCTTTTTTGTAACACTCATTTGTTGTTTTCCTCCGTTTGTTTTGTGTTGCTTGAAGTCTTCTTTTCCAAGTCATTGAGAGCATATTGAATATCGCCCACAAGCTGAAGCAGATAGCTCTTCATTTGCGCAAGCTGCTCTTTTTCGGTAGCACCCGTGATGCTGGGCGGTCTTAATTTATAACTCATTACAAATCACTCCCTCGCTCGATAGTTTGGCAGATAGAGTATATCTTTGCGTCTCCCTCGCCAACGATCTTAAGCCGCAGGTGATCGCACCGCAGCGGTCTGATCGGAACGGGGAAAGATCTGAGGTTCATTCCCACCATGGTGAATAGATATTGCCAATGCCCGTCGGAATCATACTCGATAAAGAACATCACGCGCGAGCCCACGGGGATATTCATTCTCACGTCAAGCCTTGAAATGTACTTTTTGTCGGGAGAATCCGTACCGATCACGCCCGTAACTGCTTCCCACTTGATAGGAGCGGTGTCGCGCGTACCCGTGCCAAGCACCGTTTTGATCTGCATATCATGACAGTCGATATAATAGAGATCGCCACGGCAATTGCAGAACTGCAACACTTGAGTGTTATCCTCTCTGTGCCACATACCCTTTAAGGTATCGTAAACAAAGAGATCATACCGCCCGCTGTCGTTAAGCATGGAAACGTAATACTTGTTGCCAAGGTGTCCCGCTACCGCATTGCTGTACGATACGTCACCGAGCGCGGAAGAGATTTCCACGGGGAGCGAGCCGTCGTAAGCGCATACCGCCGAACGAGCCTTGTAATACAAGGTTTCATTTACAATGGCAAGGCTGCGCGAACAGCCGCTTTGTACGCCTCTGCAAGCCGTTGTGAGTATCTGATAGTTTGCGGGGTAGTTGCCGTATACCTTGTGCACGCAGCCTTCCTTAAAGAAAAGCGGGTAGCCAAGGTGAGCAATAGCACCCGTAAACGGTCCGTCCGTACCAACGGTCACAGCGTAAGAGTCGGTGGAAATGCCCGCAAAGCAATTCCAATTCTTAAAGTCGCCAAGCTTGCAAGCGTAGATCTCGTTTACCATATTGCCGTTCACGTCGTCGCCGTAGCGGCAGCCCCAAAGGCGGTTTTCCGACTCTATGATAAAGTCCATATTCGGCATATGTCGCTTTACCGTAACGGCTGCTTCCTGCGTGACCACTTGGTCGATAATACCTGTAACCACGATATAGCCGTCGCCTCGCGCCTGTATCACCATAGAGCTGTTCAGATCGGCAAGAGCTACGTCCTCTATGCCCGAGATCGTAACGCCGTCGCCCTCGGAAAAAGGAATGCCAATACCTGAGGCGGATATTTTCACGTAGGTTGAAGCAATGCTGATCCACATAGCACTCGTAGCGGAATACTGCTTCAAAGCGTTGGGAATGGTCGAGGTATCAAGCCACAAGGCCATATTTTGGGGATTGGTCGGTGCTGTCGATTGAATAGCCATATTGCCGTATGTCTCACCGTCAATCTTGCATAGCGAGATCGTCACGGTGGATTTTGTGGTCACGGTCGCCTCAATGCTGCCGTTGTCCGTATGGTCGGCGGTATTGATGTATTTTTTATCGGGCATAATAATGACGTATGCACCCATAGAAATCAAAGTTTTGGGGATAACCTTGCCGCCGGCGTCCTTGTCAACGGTAAGTCCCATAGAAATTCGATCTTCGCCAATAATAAAGTCGCCGCCGTCCACGTAGCATAGCGAATCCTTCGTGATCATGCCTTGCACAACGCTCGGTACTGCAAAGACGCCACGCGCAGGGCGGGGAGAGAGAACGGGATAATCGGCAGAAGTCAAGTTTGTCATATCGTAAAACTCGCCGTCACCGATGCGGAGATTGTGATTATATCCACGGAACACGTCAATCATTTTTCTTGATGCCTGAAGTTCAGACAAAAAAGGGTATTTCATGATCATTCCTCCCGTCAAAAGATAAATCTGCTTCCGCGACTGATCGGCATATGGTCTCTGTTGTAGTGTTTTTCAAAGGCGGTGTACACAGAGTTATACATCACCATGCTGTTGTTGTACTTGCCGTACTCGTTGTTGGCATAATCGATCTGCATTTCAAGGTAGCGGACATACACCTCGTCGTAAGGCGCGGGCACAAGAAGCTTTGTGTTAGGATCTGTTTCTGTCGTATATCCGGAAAAAGCAACGTTCTCGCCTCCCTCGTGCGTATCAATGATCTCTGCCTTAATAATGCCGTCAAGCTCCGACAGCCACTTGATTTTCTCGGTTTGCGAGTAAGTGTTCGGCTTAACGGTATCTACGCGAGTGATAGCCTCGATGATTGTCATTGTAGTATCCTCCTATCAAAAAAGGGGGCAAACGCCCCCAATGTTATGTGGACGCTCCGGGCAATGGCTGATTTGCCTTTTGGAGAAGCTCGTCAACTCGCTCGTCCATAATATTCTGTGCCGCCAAAGATCTGTCAATCTCTGCCTTAATGTGGGGCGGCACCAAAGATGTCTTGCCTCTCGGAAGAATGTAGTTTACACCATTCACTCCGACGAAGAAATTAGGCTCGTCGTTGGCCGCGCCTCTCGGGATATATACCTCAACGCGGTCGTCTTTCTTGGTGGTTTCCTCGACGGGATTATTGGTGGTTTCCTCGACGGGATTTTCTTTCTTGTTGGTTGCCATATTAAGCCTCCTTGTAAAATTGTAAGGGGGCGGGGCTTATAAAACCTCGCCCCCCTTTGAAATATTAGTTAGGATCGTCAGTTGCGCTGTAGCTCGAGCAGCTCATGATACGGAGTACGCGCTCCGCATAGAGCATGGTCGCGCCGTTGGTCTCGAACTTGTAGCCAATGGTGCTGAACTGATTGAGAGGACCGCCTACCTGAGACTTGTCCTTTACGATCATTTCAAGTGCACCGCCGTCGGGGTCAATGATGCCGAAGCCGTCCTTGCCGAACATATAGTTGGCGTAGGTTGCGCCGCCTGCCTTGTTGGTATAATCACCCTTCATGATAGGCGCGAATACGTCCTCAATGAAGCGGCAGCCGTGCAGCTCACCGATCTCACCGTTGAAGATCTCCTCGGGCTTTGCGTACTTGTGCGCCTCAATCCATGCCTCGGACTTGCGCAGATCGTATGCAACGGAGGGAGTGATCACGCAGTAGTACTTGCCGTTGATGGTAGGAACGCGGTTCTTCTTCATGATGGTAACTGCCTTTGCTACCATATCGGGAGTGAACGCACTCATGACGGTAGCGGACGCTTCCATTTCACCGGGAGCGGTAGGAGTGCCTGCAACAGCACCGGTAGCGAGAGTGATGTTATCGCAGTACAGAACGTTGGTGTTGACGAGCAGAGCGTCACGGATCAGCGTTTCCTGCGTCTCTGCCGCAGATGCGCCCATTTCCTCGGTAGCACCAAGGATAACGTCGTCGTATGCGCGCAGCTCGAGAATGTCGGTCACGGCAGCGTAAGTACCGTACTGATCGATAGAGCCGGTCTTGGAGCTCATACCGAACTTCTGACCGGTGGGAATAACACCTTCCTGAAGCTTGGAAGCCTTTGCAAAGGTGTTCCACTTTCTCCACTCCACGGTCTTGCCGTGATTCTTGGGAAGCTTCTGCTTCTTGGCGAACTGTGCATAGAACATCTCGACGCGAGCGTTTTCAAGCAGCTCGGTGTCATAGAACGTCTTGAGCTCACCGTTCATGGTGTTGGTAGCGTCAAACGCGGTAGTATTACCGTCGTATGCGTTAACGTAAGAGCCGGTCGCATTGACAAGAGTACCAGCGTCAGCAAACAGCTGAAGGTTCAAAATGAACATAATGAAATTCTTCATGGATATTTCTCCTTCCAAAAATAATTGTTTTTTCGAGGAGAAATGTACGCGCGGTTATCGTTTTCCGGGATACACTTTCTCCCCACGAGCCATTCTTTCGAGGAGATCCTTCTTAAAGGCTGCTCTCTGCTCGGGGCTCGCTTTACTGTAGTCGAATGTGGTCACGGAAGGTGCTTGACCTGATGCGCCTGCCTCGTCGGGACGTCTGCTGCCTGCCTGAATAGATTGGGAGATATGTTGCGCTGTTCTCTGCGCTGTTGCCTGCATAGCGGCTGCTTGGATCTCGTTTCTGTGTACGGCATAATATGCGTCCTCAACGCTGATACCGACGTTAGGAGAGGTCATTCGAGCAAACGCGGGGTTTTGAAGCTCTTTCCTAAGATCGAATTTAGGGAACACCTTTTTCAGAGCCTCGCCCTCTCGGGTGATCTTGTCAAAATGTGTTCTCAGTCTCTGATCTTCAATGGTTCTCGCTTCCTCGCGCTTCGTGCGTGCCGTGTCGCGCTCCTGTTGGTCGATCTTCTTGGCGGTTTCTACCGATACGCCCATAGAAAGGGCTTTGTCCTCGTAGTAGCCGTCGTCGTCGTTGATCTTCTTGGCGAGTGCGTCGTAATCAATGTTTGCGGGGTCAAGACCGTATTTTCTTGCAAGGAGCTCAAGCGAAGGCGTGATCTTGCCGAGCTTTTCTTCTGCTCCCTTGGCAGTTTTCAGGCGAGACTGCACAACAGATTGCATATTCTTGTTGTACTCGGGGTCTGCCATGATCTCGTCCCAACTCATACGACGTGGGGCATTGGCGTTAGTTTCTTCCGTAGGTGCTTCCGTAGCAGCGGCGGCCTGCGTCTTAGGTTCTGCCGCATCGTTTGCCTTGGGCGCGGTGCTTGCCGTGCTTGCGGTAGGTTTTGCGGCGGTTCTGTTCGCCCGTCTGCGAATCTTATCTTCGGGAACACCCAAATCCCGAAGCCTCTGTTCGGCGTCAACAGTCGCATTATCGCCCGTGGTGGCTGCTCCCTCTCCGCCTCCGTCACCGGCTCCTTCACCGGCAAAAAGCTGTAGGTTCAGCCAAAATTGGTTTTTCATGAGTAAATCCTCCGATATAATCTACCGCTTTCGGGGCGGTGAGTCCCTATACATAGCCTTGCGGCGTATATACCTTATTCGTTGATGGTGTAGCTGACGTTATCGGGATAATTCGCCGCCAACAGCTCATATCCTGCACAGATCGAATCAAAGATCAGCGTGATAGCACCCTTGTACTGTTCGAGTGCTTCACAGCCAACAGTACCGTTGCCGATTTCAAGATTGATAATGGCGTTGGTAGCGTGTCCGTTCTGCTGCATACCGTTCACGGACGCCGCGATGGTGTAGATCAGCACGGAAGCAGCCGCGCAAATCAGATCGTGACCGGGCTCACCGCTGTAAGCGTGTCCCTCCACCGTGATCTTATTTTCTTTTCTGTCATAGACTGCCTTAATCATATGTTCTCACCTCTTTCAACTTGGCTGTGATGCCTGATTGGAGCGGGCTCTTGCATTCTGCACGCCCTTGGTTTCCTTTTTGCCGTTGCCAGCAATATGGTCACTCTGCATAAGGCTTGCCGTGCCGCCCGAAGCGGGAGCACCGCCGCCACCCGTTGTCATCATAATGTCCTGTGCAATGCCTTCTGCCGACGCGGGATCTATCTTCTGCGCCATAACGAGCGCAAGCTGCATATATTGCAGCAGCTTCTGATACATCGTGCCGTTCTGCGCCACCTTCTGCATGATGCCGTCCTTGCCGTCAAATTCCATCATATCAAGGCACATAAGCGTCTGATCGGTCATCTGCGGATTGAAAAAGCCCATCTTGAAGAACTGCAAAGCAAGCTCGTTCTGCGTGACCTTGGTATATACGTTCTTCTTCTGCGCCGATACCTTAATATCGAACACGGGAAGTCTGAAGCCCTGATCTTGACCGAATGCGCTGCCTTGCGCCTGCTGCTGAATGCCCGCGTTGGTGTAGCTTACATACTGCTCTGCGCCGTACTGGCCGAGAATACGGAACTGACGTGGCATATCGTAGAACTGGCGTATCAATTCGATGCACAGCTCAATGATCTTACCGTATGCGCGATATGCGGAGCGCGTGCTGTCCTTACTGCCCTTGCCGCTTGCTTCCTGCAAAGCAGCAATAGCGGAAGCAGCCGTGACGCCCGAACTAACGTTGCCCGTGCTCGTCTCGGTATTGCCCGACGTTTCGCGCAGCTCCTGCACGGCTCTGTCATACACGTTGATGTAGTTTCCGTCGAGCGAATTATGCTGAATGACGCGGAGTGAGTTTTCGTCCGTGCTGCCTGCAACGTGCACGATAGGCTTTGACAGATCAAGGAACTCTTCCTCATTGATCGCACCGTCACCGCGCGAGAAGTAACGAGGCGCAGCACCTACCTGTGCATTCTTGACAAAGCTCGTGTTGAGAATGTCAATGGTGGTCTGCGGGCTGCGGCACAGATCAACGTAGCCGTAACCGCAAGGAGAACCCTCAATAGGGTACAGAGCATCGAACACGTAAGGGTACAAGCCGTGATCGTACAAGCCGCGCTCTGCGACGGAAGGACCGGCTTCCACGACAATAGGTTGACCCGTAATAGGATCAACAGCAGGCTTCGTGGGTCGCTGCACGTCGTTCTCGGTCGCATATATGACGACATCACCCACGAACTTACAGTACTGCAAGGTGTTCTTGCCACCGATATACTTGTGATAGTACACGTCAATGACCGTGTGCTTGTTCTCGGTATTCACGTGATCGTCGTAAAGGAACTTGGTGCTCATAAAGGACTGACCTTTTAGCTTACCCGCAAGCTCGGGGTATTTCTGCTCCAAAATGTCCTTGTCCCAAAGCTCGGTATGGAAGAAATAGCGGCTCTTTTGAATGTCGGTTACGCCCGGCTCCCAATAGATGTTCAGCAGATTGACGCGCTCGACGGCAATATCTCCAAGTCCGTTAAGCTTGGACTTGTCCCAAATGATCTTATATACGCCCGTGCCCGTCTTGATCTTCTGCCACATGGCGTCGGAATAGGTGCTTTCAAAGTGGTTCTGTTCAAGAATACAAGGCACAATGGAGGACAGCATACGCGCCTCGCTCCTGTCACCTTCCTCACGAGGCAAGATGTTAGGCTCGGGAAATGCGTCCATAGCGTCGGCGTGCTTGCTGACGATTACGTTGTGCAGCCAGCCCGAAACGCTCTTATAGTCGCCGTCCTTGCCGATGTTGGTCTGTTCCTGCTCAACCTCGGAATTGCGGAGCTTCCACCAACGCTCGGATTCCAAGATGCGCCGTTCCGTGTTGGCCTTGCCGCTCTTGTATTCTTGCAGAATGTGCATGAACTCCTTGACCTGCTCCGCACCGATCACCGCTTGCGCACTCGCCATAGGCTGCTGCGTTTGGTAACTTGCCGGTAACTTGCCGGTAACTTGCTGGGCGGTATCGGGCTTATGTTCGATTATCATGTGGGGATCTCCTCTCTTAATAACGTCGTAATTGCGTAAACTGATTCAGCGGGTCAGATACGATAGGCTTTTGCTCCTTCGGTATGATCGGGGATATCGGGCGTGACATACACATATACCGCACCTCGTCGGGGCAATGGTCCTCAAGCGTCGTGTCAATGTCCTCGGGCCTTGTCTCCGAGTACATCATCAGCGGCATCGTGCGGATAAATGCCTTGCAGTTATTGAACACATACATACGCGGGTATCCGTTCTCGTCAAACTGCAATCTGTAATGCACCTGCATCCAACCGGGTATGCGCTCGTGATCACCGGGAGAGAAGTATATCCCATAGTGTTCAGCCGTCTCTGCTATGCTTTCGCCTCGGGAGCTGTCCCATATAGCAGGGTCTGCCACGCTGTCCACAATCTTGCGGTTCTTCAGCCACGGGTGTTCGCGTTCAAAGTCACGAATACGTCGGAACTGCTCGTCGGGCGACCACTTCACGCCCTCGTTCGGGGTCTGCGTGCAGCCGTACATTTCCATAATGCGGTATAGCGTGCCGTCGTAGTCCACCGCCCAATAACCAAGAGAAAACGGCTTATTGTAGCCGAAGTCGTATGATCGCATGATATTCCAACCGCGGCACTCACCGCTGTTCAGGTCAAAAGGCTCAATGACGTGGGTGAAGCGGCGTTGCGCCAATGCTTCCTCCACGGTAATGCCCGCCTTGGTGCACAGATCAATATCGGGTGTCGGTCGAAAGTCCTCAAAGAACTGTCCCTCGAATATGTCCCATCGCCCGTATAACCACGCATCACGCAGCTTAGGCGGCAGGGCTTCCAATTGCTTGATGTAATCGGGTTGGCTCTCCATAAGTGCCTTGTTGTCGGTCACAAGGGCTTGAATAAACTCGTAGTCCCCGGGCACTTCCCCGCTCTCGTACTGCTTGTCTATGAACAGTCGCTTGATATAGCCGTGCGACACGCCACCGGGGTTGCAAGTGTAATAAATACGCTTGGGAAAGTTATTAACACCACGCACGCAGGCCGTGATCTTCTTGATCCACATTTCCTGAAGCTGCGTAGCCTCGTCAAGAAAGATAACGTCATATTCCGCGCCTTGGTATTGGTCAAGGTCTTTGTCGTTGTTACAGTAGCCGAATTTGATCGTGCTGCCGTTCGGAAAGGTAAATATCTTCTCTGACTTGTTATAACGTGCGATACCGTTCAGCTCTTCGCGCAGCTGATTGATATGGTTATTCACAAGCTCGGGGTATGTACGACGGACGATAAGCACCTTTATACCGCCAAAGCGTAGGCATAAGCGTTTTGCCTTATCACGCACCGCCCACGACTTACCGCCGCCACGTGCGCCGCCATAGCCTATATGCTTCGCGTGTGATGATAGGAACAGTTTTTGTCTTTCGTTTGGTTCTTGTAATACAAGCTGCCTCTTACTCATTCCATTCCTCCGGTCCTGCGGCGAATGTGATCTCGATCTCGCTTGCGGAATCATCTTCCTTGTCCGCTTGCTTGCGCAGGTTAGCGATCCTTGCCTCTTGCTCCCTGCTGTCGGCATCAGACTTGACGCCCAGCAGCTCGCGCAGATCGCAAAGGGACGCGGTCAAACGCCGTATAGCCGTCGTGTCCTTGGGGTCAACTGCTTCAATGGCTCTTTCAAGCTTGCCCGCAATCTTGCCGACCATCTTGTCATACTTTCTGACGGCTGCGGCTCTGTTACTGGATATTTTTTCAATGCTTTTCGCAATCGTTTTGTTTTTTACCTGTTCGCGCTGACTCGCCCAACCTTCTGCCTTTGCTCGTTTGCAAATGGTGGCTATGCCAACGCCGTACTTCTCTGCGAGCTTCCTGTATGACGTTGACTCGTCTGCGATATATTCTTCTCGTAACTGATTCCAATCCAACACACAGGACGTGCTCCTTTCTGTTTGATCTTACGAGTATATGATACAACAATGGCAAAGCAAATCTAAACACACCCCCCACGCAAAAAAAGACGGGGAATATGGTACTCCCCGTCCGTATGTATTATGTCGGATATTTGCTGTCAAGCGCCCGGCACACAAGGCAACGCTTGTGCCCTTGAATATTGTCGCAGTGCCGCGCCGTGTACTCCTTCAGCTGCTTTTTGTCCTCAAATACAAGATTGATAGTGTTTGTCTTGTCTGTCCCCTCACAGCAGATCCGATTGTCGTTATGCCTGCGATAAAATGGGCAGACCGCATACTTGGATACATACTCGGACATACAACATCACCTTTCTTTTATTTGTTCTGCTCGGCTTTTTCAAGCATCTTTTTCAGCCGATACTGCCAATCGCCGTCGTCAAGGTCGCCCGCTTCCTCACGGAATGCATGGTAGTAGAGGAATGCGAGCTTTTCCGCGCTCTTGATAAACTTTTTTAGCAACGCGGAATCCATCTTGAATTTCAACGTGGACGTCACCTTGGTGTCCAGCCCCACCTCAATCACCAGCTCGCCCGGCTCGTGCGGGATCTCGTCAAGGAGGTTGTCTTGCGGCGCGGGTCTGAAAACGACTCTGATCGGGTAGGTGTCCTCTTTTACCTCACACTCGTAACCGGCAGCAACCTCGCAGTACTGCATCAGGGCGTTTCTCGTAGATTCAAATTCTGTTCTTGCTTTCATTTTCGTAATTCCTTTCTTTTGTGGTTTATTTTTGAGTTAATGATTTACGTCAATATCGGGGAGCGCACCGTAGAACTTGACCTTGTAATGGTATGGATCTGTCGTTGTTCCCGTAATATCTTCGACTACGTAAATGACGTATTCGTTGAGATATACATAATTCTTCTTATACTGGTTCGCACCCGTCATGCAGGTCACAACCAATTCGCTCGTGGAATTGTTCGATATGCTCATATATCCTTCCATTTCCATAACGATCAGGTCGGTTCGAGCATTGTAAACGGTGATCTTGCGTACACATTGGAAGTTGTCAGCGGCTTGCGACAGATTGTGATTGACGTTATCTGCGGCGGTGCAAGAAGTGAAACAGAATAACGTAATGAGTGCAAGAAGTAAAATGCAAATAAACTTTTTCATAAAAATTCCTTTCTTTTTTTAGTTGTTTTTGTATTCGTATTTCTTTACGAGATCCATATACTTAATCGCATCAAGCAGTCTTACAATGCGAATGTCCATTTTATCAAGCTCCGCGAAAATCTCCCACGCGCCCTCTCTCTTGGCTGTGGCAAGCTCCGCTTCGTGCGAGCTATACAAGAGTGCGAGTTCAGCCCGATGCTCAAGTCGGATCTTGTCTATGGCCATGTTGCACTCTCGAGCTTTATCTTGTAACGCCTGAGAGTATTCAAGTTCCTGCGCGGCAAGTGCCTTTTCCAACCGCTCTACCTCGCTCTTGGGTACTACATCGGCGGCTGGAATATTGGCGATCGTGTCGTATATACTCACGCCATCAGAGAAAGTGATGTGTTCGGTAATGCTGTTTCTTTTCAGCAATTCCAAAACAAGTTCTCGATTTATATATGCCATATCATTCTCCTTCAGCCAAAAAAGCCACCCCACCAAAGCAATCCAAACTCAACTGCCGTGGCTATCAAAGTTTCCCAAAAATTATGTTTCCTCGTCTTGTATTTGCCGTGATCATGAGCTGCAATCAAAAGCGCAGCCCCGTAAATACAAATTAAAATCACTTTTGCTATTTTCATATCATTCTCCTTTCAACCAAACTTGTGTATTGCAAATAGGATAATAACCACGAATAAAGCCAACGGTAACAAAAAGCCAAGACCAATGAAAAGTATGCCATGGAATAATTCAAGAGTTTCCATATCATTCCTCCGTGTGAATAAAAAGCTCAGAGTTTATCCATTTGGGTTCTTTGCCTTCCTCGATTTTCAATACTCCAAGGAATTCAAGGCGTCCGTATCCCTCAAATCTGCTTACAGCGAAAAGACAGTTTACCGGACATTCCTCCTGAAGCTTTTCGATCACCTCGTCAAGGCTTTCGCCTTCGAGAATAAATTCTTCTTCGTATTTGAATAGGTCAGGTGTAAAAAGGACTTTCATCGGCAGCCCTCCTGTTCCATTTTTCGTTTGCTTTCTTAAAGCCGTCCTCTATGGTTTCACGGTTGAACAAGGACGGCTCTCCCCACGTGATTTTTTTGCGTATGTCACCAATACCGCCACGCGCTCCGCACTCTTTGCAAACAACCATTACACCCTCTGTGCCGTAAAAATACGGAACGAACAAGCCGTGCCGCAAGCGATCTCTGCCTGCGTTGCAGAATGGGCAGTTTTCAAGTTGGTCCTGCTCGTGATTTCGCAAAAATGCCTGTTTGCAATCGTCGCAAATGGACTCCGCAGGCGAACCGAAAGACACCTTCATTGCATTGCCGCATACCGGGCAATTGTACTTTTCAACCTTTGGCGGTTTGTAGTTAGCTTCTTTCATCGTCATTGTCCCCCCAATCAAGAGCCTGCCCGCAATGGACGCAATAATGCTCGCTGTCGAAAACGCGGAAGATGTGCGACCGGCAGTTGGGGTTCGGGCAGCAATAGCACTCTGCAAGGCTGCTCCCATCGCTGACGCGTCTGCCGTGATTTCTGAATCTTACATCAACAAAAACGGGTTTTTCCGGTATCTGCTTTTGCAAAGCCTCCGCGATCTTCTTTTCGTTCAAGATGATTTTCGTATCGATCCCATTTTCAACCGCAATTTGCTTGATTTCGCCAAGGATCATGCCATCAACCGCCTTGGCTCTTTCAATGGCTATTTTTTCAATCAGGTTTGCATGATAATACATGTCACTCAATTCCTTTCATTTCTTCAATTCTAAACTGCGGAAAGCCACAGGTCGGGAAGCACCGCGCCATTTCTCTATCAAGCCAAGCTTTCTGTTCCTCCTCGGTTTCGATGCGATCGTTACGGCGGTACATTCGTTTGAATAAAGCGATGTACTGAAGCAGCTGTTCCTCCGTCGCTCCCATACTATGCCAAATGCTACACGACATTTTGATCCAAATCTCTTGCGTGTCAGCCAACTGTGCGTCAGCGGCATCATACGAAGCGTCCGACATAGCCTTCATGAGCACGTCCTGTTCATACTGCGGCAATCTGTAAAACGACTTCGGCAGTTTCTTCTTAGGCATATTGCATTTCATATCAACCACCGCCTTTCATATAAACCATTCATAATTTCTCAATGGAGTTTGGTGTGGTTTTTCTTGTCTTACGATGTTCTGCAATTCAATCAATAAAGGTTTGGCACCGGGAAAATCCTCAAACCACATTTCCCTTATTTCTTTTTTTGCGTTCGGACATAGTACACAACCATCTCTCGTTGATAACTCATAAAGAGGAGATAAAATGCCGTTTTTTTCGCAATACTTTTTTGCTTCGTCCTCCGTGATGTTTTCTTCTACCAATATCGATCTTTTGAAGTCCGTTAATTGGGAATGTCTTTTTGTTTCGTCAACAGCAATCGCAATGCATTCATAATCGTATTCACCGACATCACATTTTTGCAATGCTTTCAATTTGCTGTCCCGCTTGAAGCCACATTGCCCAACGATAAAACAAGGAAATCCAAACATTTCTCCCTTATATTTCCCTCGTATCGCCCTGTGTGTAACATAATCCCAATATGTCATGCCGCTTACTATATGGACATCAGCGCCTAATCTTTCAAAGTAGCTGGCTGTTTGAATTATGTAAGAATAATGTTTCTCTAATAGCAACGGAATGGCTTCTGTAAACATGGGCACATAACATACAGCTTTTACCTTATCGCCTCTTTCGATGTGCATCATCACCGCGCAGGTGCTATCTTTTCCACCACTCCAACCGACTTTAACGACAGCCATATTACCCACCACCTTTATCCTCGAGCAGCAGATCCAAGGCGCTGACCTGCGCCTCGAGCGCGGCTTTCTCTGCCAAAAGCCCTTGCAGCCTATTTGCCGCGGTCATGATCATGTACCAACGACTGTAGGGAATGCCGCTATCGGCGTATTTTTTCAGCCAGTCGATCAGTTCCTCGGTCGTTTCAACCTTTTTTTCGTCTGCCATTTAGCACACTTCCTTTCTATTTGACTTTCCTATCCTTCATAGCCATTTCCAAAATAGCCTGATAGTGTGTTTTTTTCTTATAACGCTTGCCGCTTTTCTCGCATTCCACGACAATGCCGAAGTATTTTTCCATTTCATCAAGGGTCAGATAGTCACAGAGATAGTCAAATTGCTCGCTGCTCATCATGACAATTCCCTGCCCAAGCTCGCCACCCAAATACTTTCTCTGTAGCCCTTCCTTGACCTCTTGGCGGTAATCCTCGGCGTCTTGCCCCTCAAATCCAGCCTCTTTGACCCTGCTTTCGACGTATGCTTCCTCGCGCGCTATAGAACGATTGAATGAATGATATTCTTGTTCTTCTTCTCCTTCTTCTTCTATAGCGTGACGTCCCGTGACTTCTTCTTCCTCTGTCACGTGACTGTCACGTGACTTGTCACGTTGCTTTCTTTTCCGCAGGCGGTTCTGCTCGCGTATCTTTTCAAGACCATCGATGTTTTGATATTTCTCCCAAGAAGATACCTTGATAAATCCATCATCGTCCACGAAGATCTGCTCGTACATTGACAGAACGTCCAAAGCATTTTTAACAGTCTTTGCGGGCTTGCGAAGCTCCTCGGCAAGACCCTCCACGGTAAAAGGAATATCGGGCGTTACGTATATCATGCCGCCGTCGTTTACAGACCCAGCCAAGCACAGCAGCTTGACCCATATGATAAGAATGGTGTCGCCGCCTTTCATTTGCTCGATCTGTTTGAGTTTGCGGCTCACGTTGAAGGTGTTGACGTATAACTTTACCCATTGCACGTCTGCCATGTATATCACCTCACTTTCCGCAAGCCTTGACCTTGATCCCCCTCGGCACTTTTCGTTCCACCTTCTGTATAAATTCTGCTTCACGGCTCGTCGCGTCGGACAGGTGCAAAAGGTAAATTTCTCTGCACTCCGACAGATCAAGCGTAGAAAGATAGTCACAAAGGGTATCAATCTCCATGTGTGAATTGGTAATACGGTGACGCACCTTATCGGGCAGCTTCGTGCAGCGGTCAAGCACGCACTTGTCGTAATTGGCCTCAATCGCAAGGATATTCAGCCCGGGAAACTTATAGCGCAGATTGACCGTATCGGTCGCAAATGCAAGCACGTCGCCGTCCACGCGGCTCTTGATCAGAAAGCCAAGCGGCTCCGATGCGTCGTGAAAGGTGGTAAAAGGTACAATGTCAAGGCTGCCCACGTTGATTTGCTCCATGTGCTCGATCAGCGTTGCCGTGTCTGCGCCAAGGGAGAGCGCCGTGCCTTCGCTCATGTAAACGTCCATACCGCGCGTCAAAAGATCAACGGCGCATTGTGCATGGTCCTTGTGCTCATGGCTTACAAAGCAAGCCGCGAAGTCCGAGAGGGTAAAGCCCGTGAGCTTCTGTAATTGCTTGTAGGAAACCCCGCATTCAAGAAGAACGCGGGTATCTTTGTCCCCCACAACGTAGGCGTTCCCGTGTGACGAGGAAGCCAATGACTTAAAGATCATATAGGGCACACCTCCCCGGTGCTCTTATTCACTTCAATCGTTGTATCGGGCGCGTGGTCTTTCTGATACTGCGTGGATTTCTTGATCTTGTCCTGAATCCACTCGGGAATTTCCGCAAACACCTCGTCGTTCCAATGCTCCATGTCCCATTTAATAGGAGCGGTCGCGGAGATAGGTGCGGGAAAGCCTCTCGGGATAGGCATAAGGTTATCCACGTTGGCGTATTCCTTGGTCTCGTTCAAAACTACGTTGAGCTGACAAGCCTTGCCGATCTGATCAAATACGTCAAAGTCCAAAAACTCTTCGTCGGAATAACTCTTGCCGTTCCACGATTCAATAAACTTGCGCAGATTACTCTTGCTCGATCCCGAAAAGGTGAACTCTTTGGAAAGCTGACGGGGCTTGACCTCACCGTCAATCTCAATGGTTTCTCCCGGCAGCTCCCAAACGAACATGCACTTGTAGGAATAGTTTTTGAACTTCTCGGAATACTGCTCTCCAAGATCGATCACGCCGACACATACTGCCATGTATACGCCTGCCTCTACCGGCGGCACTTTCGGTTTTGCTCTGTCCTTAATTTTCATAGTTTACTCTCAGCTCCTTATCTGCTTCCGAAACTACAAGTCGGATAATTTGATTGTTTGAATGTTCCAGTCTCGTTACGCTCTCTGCGTTATCCACAAACAGAGGAACGCTTACACCGTAGGCGGTAGACAGAGTGTTGATAATGTCGATACCAACGTTGATCTTTGCGCCGCTGTTCAGGTTGATGTACGGAATACCGTCAAGCATGACGTCGCAACGGTCCTCAATGCCGCCGTTTGCCTGCTCGCGGAACAGACGGAATTTTGCAACGCGGAAGAGGCTGTTGATGCTGTCCTCAACGAACTGGGTCTTGTATCTCGTGTATTCCTCGATCAGATACAGCATATTTTCGATGGATTCAAGAGCAGCAGCAGCGTTGCGTGCGTCCTCTTGCAGCTCTTCCACGCGGCGGCGGGAGTATTCAAGCAAGGATTCCTTGCCCAGTACCTCCATGCGTGCGGCTATCTCTCTCTTGACCGCCAAAACCTGCTGTGTAAGCTCACTACGCACGGCAGAGGTATTCATCATCATGTCGGCAAGCTCGCCGTTCAAAGCAGCGATTCTGTCCGTGATAGCCTTATGCTTGTCCATATATCCCGCCATGTCAACGGGCTCTACGCTGGCAGCCTCTGCGCGGTCGATCTCTGCCTGCTTTGCTTCCATGCAGGTCTTAACGAGAGTGATCTCGTCCTCAATGGTTCCGATTCTCGCCTCAACGTCTGCCTTGGAGTCCTTCAGCGTGTTGGCTGCATTCTCAATCTCGCGGTGGCGTCTGCGCTTGTCCGCTTCAAAAGCGTCCTTGGCTGCCTGAATTTGCGCTGTGGGGAGCGTTTGACCGCAGGTGGGACATACGCCGCCCGCAAAGGTTTCGTTGTTTACAGCGTGCCAGCGTTCGCGGCAAGCGGATATTTTATCGTTAAGATCGGGAAGCTTTTTCTTTTGGCTCGCAAGCGCAGCCTCCTTGGTCTTAAGCTCGGTCTGATAACGCACAAGCTCGCGTCGCAGCGCAGCCACGTCCACGCTGCCCTTGATTTGGGATTCGCGGTAAAGGTTGTTGTCGCTCTCCAGTATCTTCAGCTCGAACTGCGCTTCCTTGATCTCCATGCGCTTGGCCTCAGCGGCGGTGTCATGCTCAATGGCAATCACTTCGGCTTCAAGGCGATCTTTCTTGCCGGTCAGCGCGATCACCTCGGCGCGTGTTCCCGCAAAGTCGATCTGTTGCACGTCGGCAATGGTCTTTTGGCATTCGCTGATACGCGCGGGGATCTCGGTCTTATCCACCACAAAGCCGCGCTTCTCGGCGGTAAGCTTCTTTTTGTAGTCCTCAACGGAAAGCTTGCCCATGCCCTCGATCAGAGGAATAAAACGCTCGTCGATCGCCATGATGTGCGCATCGTCGGAAACCGCCGCCACCTTAAAGAGAACGGCGCGTCTGTCCTGCCACGTAATGCCGTCTGCAAAGTGCGATACGCTCGTCAGCAGTCGGAACGTGTCCTCGCTCACCAATTCGTCAACCTTATCGCCAAAGGTGTATTTCTTCACGGGAACACCGTTTATGTAATACTCGCTCGTGTTGCCGTCGTAGGTCTGCTCGCTGCGTCCGCGCTTGGTAGTCCATATTTCTTTGAGCGTGCGGCGCAACGTGATCTCTTCGCCGTCTGCAATCAGAACAGCCTCAACCGCCGTTTCTGCCAAATGGTCAAGAACCTCGCCGTTTTCGCCCAAGGGCTTGATCTCAATGTTCTTCTCGCCGTTGCCCTTGCTGTCCTTGCCGAACAGCAGCCAAGTCAGCGCGTCGTAAATGCTGGTCTTGCCCGAGGCATTGTCGCCGTAAATAGAAGCGTTGCTGCCGTTAAATTCAAGCGTCAGGCTCTTGTGGCACTTGAAGTTTTCAAGCGCAAGTCGCATAATTTTGATGTTTTTCATTCCTTTTTCCCTTTCCCTTATTTCGAGTAAAATTTTTCTTTGTCGGAGATATAGAACACAAAATAAAAGTGTTTGCCGTAATCCTCGATCATGTCGCCCGTTCTCGAAAGTCCGTGCTCCTTGGCGACATAGAGAACCGAATCAATGGTGTAATGTCGGTCAGGATAATATGTAGGTGAGCTTGGGGGAATATCGTATTTGGTCAATATAATGACTTGGTTCAGATTGTCATAAAATCCGGACAAATCGAATTCCACTTTTTCAATGAATTTGCAAAGAAGCAGATCTGCTCTGAGCGCTTCGATTCTTTCAAGAATTCCAAATCTTTCTGCCGTTTCTCTCTCGGTGTTCATTTTTTGTACTCCTATGAATTAGTTTTGTTTTTTCTTGGACGCTATCTTCCGATACTCGTCCGGGTGCGCGGTGTAATAGGTCGACAAGGCCTCGCCTATCCGCGCTGCCATTCTGTCAAGTTGTTCGGGGGTGAGCTTGTCAACGGGCTGTCCTCCGACAAAGATCGTATATGTAAGCTTTTGTTCTGTCCTTGGCATATTGCCCCCTCCCTTCGGTCTGTTTGCTTCATACTATGCCGTGGTTCTCGCCTTTGTTACCTTCAAGTCGCGCCCTGCTGCTCGGAAGTAGAAGAATATTCTACTTTCTTTGCAAAAAAAATAGCCATCCTCGTATCCACGTCAATGTTCAAAAGCTCGCACAAGATATCGATCTCACTTGGCTTAAATTCGCTTTTGTTATTGATTTTCATTGCTAAAGCATAGGCAGTAATACCCAAGCACTTGGCAAGATAGCTACGCTTGTAGCCGGATTCGTCGATGAGCTTTTCCAATAAAGGTGTATTCGTCATGTATCGCACCTCCTTTCGTACAGTTTGAAAAGTAGAAGATTATTCTACTTGCGGTCATTATAGCACGGCGTTAAGAAGTTGTCAAGTATTTTTGATGAATTTTTCAAAAAAAGTTGACAATCGTTCTATTTCGTGGTACAATATGGGCAAGGGAGGTGATTAAATGTCTACTTTAGGCGACAATATATTATATATGCGTAAGCAATTAGGTTTGACACAAGAAGAACTTGCGCAAAGAGTTGGATATAAATCAAAATCATCTATAAACAAAATTGAATTAGGGTTAAACGATATACCGAGAAGTAAAGTTGTAAAATTTGCAGAAGCTTTGGGCACAACGCCAGCACGTCTTATGGGGTATAGCCTCACGGTCGGAGAAAGAACAAATCGGAGTATCGCCCATAACATTCAGCACCACAGAGAGCAAGCAAACCTGTCCCAAAAACAATTTGCCGATCTGCTTGGCGTCGATGAAGCTGTTGTGGAAGATTTGGAAAGCGGTAGCCTTGCTCTGAAAAAAGAAATGTTATATAAGATCTGTGACGTGCTGCATCTGATCCCCGGCAACATTATGCCGCGTGATGATGAAGAACTCACCGAAGATGAAGAATATCTTCTGTCAAGAAGGGATAAAGAAGCCCCCGATCAGATCGAACTAACCGAGGGCGAAAGATTGTTGCTTGATTTATTCAGGCAGATTCCTGAAGATCAGCAGAAGGTATTTCTTGAGATGGGGCGTGTGTACGCAAATAGTCTAAAAAAAGATTAAGCATATAGTTGGCGACGCGTTCGGGGTCGCTGCTATCGCGGATAATCGCGATCATTTCCTTTTCGTTTTCTGTCATACCTGAAAACCCCTTTCACCTATGTACTTGAACGTGTGTTCTGATTCCAATTATAAAACGCTTTCAACGTGCCGTCAATATCCAAGTTTGTATATTGGCTAACCAATATTTACCACCATTCGGACAAAAATTTCACCAAGGAAGGACAAAAATATGTGGCTTGATAAGTTAAGAGAATTGAGAAAAAAGTCGGGAAAGACAAATAAGTACCTTGCGGAACACATGCACAGGTCAGAACGTACCATCGGACGTTACTTTTCGGGAGAAGCGGACCTCGGTATTGACGAGCTGCAAAAGATGGTTGACCTCATGGGCGGCAAATTAGAGGACATTCTTGACGAATCTGACTTCAAACTGCCCACCCCCGAGATCGAAGCACTCAAAAAGGAAATCGCTTCTCTATCAACGACTATTGAAGACATGACAACAAAAATGATGATGCTAAACGCAGAAATTGCCGCAAAGGAGAAACAAATTGTCAACCTTACCGCAGAAATTGACATTCTGCGCATCAAGCTCGAGTACGAGCAGAAGATTACGTCTCTACACAATTATTACAATAAGTTTGGATCGGGTAATTGAGGCGAAAGATAAGAATATGTGTAATAGTAGGCTTCGGAACGTGATGTTGATCACCACTATAATGGGCATTATCACGGAAATATTGTTTGTAATATTTTTTGACATAGTGAATTATAAGATATTATTGCTGCCTGCATTATATTATGCTATAGGGTATTTGGCTATTGGTTATGGCTTTAGGTGGAAATTTGGTAAGCAAACGTATTGGATAGTTACGATTTGTTTCTCGCCGTTTATAGTCGAGGTATTTGCTTTTCTTATGATCGAATACCTATTGTCTTGGGAAATTGCCATAGGCTTTATAAAATGGTTTTCGATGATCGGCGTTACTGCTTCTGTGTTACTGTTTGAATACAAATTTGCCACCCATAATGAATAA